GTTTACGGCGATCCAGGCGAAGGCTACACACAGCCCACGCCTCGCGACCAGTACTTCGGTGGGCGGAACATCACGTCTGTCAACCCTGATATCCCATTTGAAGAGACGCAGGTAGTGGCTTGTTTAGCTACCACTAAAGCTGGTGAGGCTTGCAAAGCGCGACCGGCTGAAGGCGAAAGCTTTTGCACCTTCCATAAGGAGTAGTTGTGCAGATACAAGACATGAGGTCGTACATCCACTCGGTTGTGGAGATCGACGCCGACGACATTTCTAACGATGTTCTGAATCGGTTCCTGGGGGAAGCGTATGACCTTGTTGTCTATTCAGAAAAACGCTGGCCTTGGTATGAGACATCAACGACCTTTGCGACTGTCGCAGGTACTTCGGATTACACGCTTGCGACGGTTGGTGCGGCAGTCACCAACGGGCTCCGTGAAGTTGCTGCGCTTCGCACCGACTCCCAGGTTCTCGAATTCATTGGACGAGACGAAGCCGATGTCAGCTATCCGCTAAATAGCTCTGGTAACGGTGAACCGTTCCGCTGGTCTTTCTGGGAAGACAAAGTGCGTCTCTATCCGACGCCGTCTTCTGCAACAACTATCTATGTGAGGGGTTGGCGATCTCCCACAGCTTTTGGTGCTGGATCGGTCGATGGCGCCAGCCCCTCTGATTTCCCTGAACCATTCCACATCTTGTTCGCAACGTATGGCGTAGCCAGAGCCTATGAACAGCAAGAAGATTTAGAGATGGCTCAGTCGTACCACATGATGTTTACCCGTGAACTCGACAATTTGCGTTCACGCTATTTAGATGCTCCTGCTCCACAGCCTGTTGTTCTAAACGGCACCGCTGCTCGACGTTGGATGAGCTCAGTGAATCTCCCTGGCCGCCTTCGTTATTCGTGGGAGTAGCGGATGCCACGTAACTATTACCTTCAAGCTCTTGAGAGCTTCAGCGGCGGATTGAATCTCCGTTCTGACCAGTTCAATCTGGCTCAGAACGAATCACCCGACCTGCTGAACGTGGACGTTGACCCACGAGGCGGTGTGCGGTTACGCAAAGGTGTTGAAAGCATTGATGCAGCAGGCAGTGCGTTAGCTGCCAATGTGAAAGGCATCGGGTCGTTCTTCACGGACGGCGGGTTGTCTGAAGTAATTGCCAACCACGGCACGGCTGTCGTGTACTCCACAGGTTCTTCTGCTTGGCAAACCATCAGTGGTCAGACAGCAAGAACAAACGGCACTCGAATGTATGGCGTAACAATGAACAACTTGTTCTACGCCGTCAGCGGAGATCTTGTGTCATTCAAGATTACGTCAGGTAATAGCGGCACTGATCTTGGAACGAACCTGAATGGAACGGCAGGGAACTTCCCTATTGCCCAGTATGTGGCGTTCTGGAACAACCACATGTGGACAGGCAAAACCAGAGAGTCTGGCACCTACCAGAACTCTCGGGTTCGTTGGTCACATCTAAACGACCCAGAGACATGGGATTCAACAAGCTACGTTGACATCGATATTGGTGAACGTGGCGACGAGATCACAGGGTTTGCTCCAATGGCAGACCGTTTAGTGATTTTCAAATCCAACAGCGTGTTCGCAATGTTCGGTCACGACACCGAAACATTCCAGATGGTTCCATTAACCCGTGACGTAGGTTCAGTCCCCTTGTCATCACCAGTGTCCACACCTTTGGGTGTGTTCTTTTGGCATGACCAGAACGGCGTCTACCTTTATGACGGGCAACAGTTCAACTACCTGTTCGACAAACTGAAACCAGCTATCGAGGATGGACGCATTCGTTTCACGAATGCTCCACAGCTGTCATGGTTCCGCAACCGTCTCTATGTGTCTGTCGATTGGACTGAAGAGGGTGTTACCTCTCGTCGTGTGCTGATCTATGACCCATCTTTAGGTGCGGGTGGTGCGTGGACAAAGTCAGACATTGACGCCATAGCACTGCACACTCACACTCCCCCAGGTGGAGAACCATTCATCGTTGGAGCTTGCTCGGCAAACACAGGTCGAGTCATCAAACTCGAACAGTCCCGTCACACAGATCTTTACGGGGCTGGCACTGGGGCACGTATCCCTTCGCATTTTGTTACACCATGGATTGCTGGGAAGAATCCGATTGTTCAGAAGCGTTGGGGGAAACCTCGTTTCGTTATGGACACGTCAGCTTCAGGAACAGTCAATCTCGAGGTCTACAAGGATTATGACAAAGCAACGTCGGTAAGTAATTCGTTTGCTGTCACTGGCCGCGGCTCAACTTCTGTGTTTGGTGTCGCTACGTGGCGTAACCCTGCAGGAGATGTTGGTGACGGCACATGGGCAGCCAGCGCTGACAACAGCATCACCGACATCATCAAACTCACAACTATGGGATCAGCGAAATCTATTGCCATGAAAGTCAATGGTCCTGATCACACGTCGGCCTGGGAGGTCAACTCCATGATGTTCACCTATCGACCTAGGAGACTGCGATGACACTCTCAGTTACGAACACGTTCAGCGCTGGGGCATCCATTGTCGCTAGTGAAATGAACGCCAATTTCAACGACTTGGAAGCGTACATAAATACGAGTCCAGGGGTACTGATTAAGACGGGTGGCACTGTCACTGGTGCAGTCACTATGTCTGGTGGCATCACCGTTTCTGGTGACGCAACATTTGATACGACAACGCTGAAGGTTGATTCAACGAACAACAAGGTTGGGTTCATGACGGCGACGCCGCACACGTTCCCACCTACCCCAGCGAATCGTTCGCCCTACAACACCAACAGTGGTGGCGGTGGCACTGGGTCTGATCGTTCTACTCGGGCTGAGTATCGGATCGTGAACACTGGCTCGGTGTACGTCGATGGGGACGTTATTGGTTGGACCGCATACGACGACAACGCTGGTAGTTGGCGTACCGAAGGTACTGGTGCTGGGGAGTATGAGCCTGGTAGCGGTACTCGTATTAATACTCAGTGGCTGAATGTGCGTGGGAACGCAGATGTTTCAGGTGAAATCCGAGTAGGTAGCCGCTATCAAACAGCGACTCTTTACTTTGGAGATGAGTACAGCGCCGATCAAGATTACATTCAGTGGAAAGATAATCTTCCAACCACAAGTCTTCCTGGTTTCCAGTTTGTTCATAACGACAACGCTCATTTGACGATCTCTGAGTCGGGTGCTGTGGGCAGCGAAGTTCTTGACTTGCGTGCCCAGAATGGTTGGCCGACGTTGTCGTCCACCACCACTGCAGGGATTACGACTACTGGCTCAAACCAGTTAGGCAAAGTGTCTTCATCGTCTCGCTACAAGGAAGAGATCGCTGATCTCGATGTAACTACTGCGAAAACAAAGGTTGCTGCGTTGCGTCCTCGGACGTTTAAGTGGAATGAGACTGTAGCTACTGCGTCGGGCATGGACTATGCCACGCAGGGCGATGAGACTGGTTTGATTGCTGAAGAGGTCGCGTCGGCTGCTGCTGACTGGGTGTCCTATAACGATGACGATACGCCTGAGACGTGGCGTCATCAGTCTGTTCTGTCTGCTGTTGTTGCGGTGGTTCAAGATCTTGAATCGAGAGTGGGGGCGCTTGAATGAGTGTTGCCACGACGTACACGAACCAACTAAATGCACCTGTTCAGGTAACCCTGACGAACGGTCCCACTTATGAGGGAACGTGGTCGTCGGGCACTGCCTATCAAACAGGTGATGTCGTGACGTACTCCAACACTGCCTATATTGCCCGCCAAAACAACACTGGTCAGACTCCAGGCAATACGACGTACTGGCAGCAGATGGCTCCGACGCCGTCTGCTGGTGCTAGCGGAGCGACCGGCCCTACCGGTCCCGCTGGTCCAACTGGCGGAATCGGGCCGAGCGGCACAGATGGCAGTACGGTCCTAAGCGGACAGACTGACCCTGCGTCAGGCACGGGTGTTGACGGCGATTTCTATATCAATACTGATACGTCAAAGATCTTTGGTCCGAAAGCTTCTGGTGCGTGGCCTACTGGTGTGTCACTGATTGGTGCCGCTGGTCAAGATGGGCAAACGCTGCTGAACGGTACGAGTCCTCCTGGCAATGCTGTTGGCAACGTTGGTGACTTCTATATCGATACGACTTCTGATCAGCTTTATGGTCCGAAGATCACTTCGACGAATTGGGGTTCGGCAACCAACATTCAGGGACCACAAGGCATACAGGGAAATACAGGTCCAACTGGTCCGACTGGCGATCCAGGTGGGCCCCCAGGACCTCCTGGGCCGTCGGTGACTGGGCCTCCTGGTCCGACCGGCGCTCAAGGCGAAGCAAATGGTTTGCTCGACGGCGGTTCACCATCAGAAACATACGGGGGCATTAGCCCCATTGACGCAGGAGGCGTTACCTGATGCCTATTCAGATTCAATTCCGTCGAGGCACGTACTCCCAATGGACTAGTTCTAACCCTGTTCTTGCTGATGGCGAGTTTGCGTTACAGACCGATGCTGGTGGTGGGCAGGCTGCAGGCCAGTTCAAAATCGGTGACGGAACGACCGCATGGAGCTCGCTTGCTTATGGCGGGTTGGTGGGCCCAACGGGTCCTTCGACAGCAAACATTGACGGCGGGCTATCTAACTC